AAGAGCAATTTGAGAAGAGTCTTGCAACAGATAATGATGGCAACTTAATTCAATTTTAGAGGAATGTCTTAATGGATTTGAAGCAAGCAGAAGCTTAATCAGAGAGGTCGCAAATATGTTATTGACCAGGTTAAATTATGAATTACCTGTTTTGGTTGATGATATTTTATAAACTCAAGTATTATTCTATATAATATTTGAACAACAATTTATAAAGGGGGCAATGAAGATGAAAAATCATTCGAGAGAAGATTATAAGGAAATTATATTAAATCTGATACCACAGACTCGAGAGGAGGCTATCCCGGGACCAGAACTCAATAGATTGACCCACTTAAGTTCAAGAGCGGTTAAAGACTTAATTACAGAGTTGAGAGTTGAGTATCCAATCTGCTCAAAAGAAACCGAGGGTGGTGGATATTGGATGGCAGAGAATGAGCAAGATATCATTGAATTTGTGAAGATGATTGAGCGAAGACGAAATGCTCATAACAAAACAATTGAGGTAATGAGTCATCATATATTCAATGAAAGGAAGTAAACCATGGCATATGAATATGTGTTTGACGCAGAGAAGTGTTGGTATAATAAAGTATGTAGCAAATATAAAACAGATGATTGTGCCGCAGGATGTATCAGATATATGGAAATGGATTTTCTGATGCAGAATAGTGGGATACCAAGAAACCGACAATATCCGGTATTGCTAACGCCTTCAAAACAAGATATGGATGCTTTTCTAACCCTGAGAGATATTAAGGACGATATCATCAATTTTGTAAAGAATGGCGAGAGCGTTTATATATACAGTGATAATTTTGGAAATGGTAAAACCACTTGGGCTATCAAATTGATGCAGCAGTTTTTCGATGATATATGGGCAGGTAATGGATTTAGATGCAGAGGAATTTTCATCCACGTTCCAACATTTCTTACAAAAATCAAAGAGGGAATCAGTCGTAGGGATGAAGATTTTGAAACATTAAAGAGTCGGTTAATGTCAGTTGATTTGGTAATATGGGATGATATAGCAGCAACAAAGCTCGGAGATTTTGACCACGCTAATCTATTAACTTATATTGACCAAAGGAAGCTCAATCAATTATCGAATATCTATACCGGAAATCTTCCACAAGACCAGTTACAAGATGCTCTTGGAAATAGACTTTCAAGCAGGGTCTGGAATGATAGCATGGTGGTCAGATTTGTTGGCGTAGATAGGAGGGGATTGAGATGATAAGTAATTATAGTGCTTACAAACATACCACTCCCAATGGAAAAATATATATTGGAATCACTGGGGTAAATCCTAAGCGCAGATGGGCTAATGGAGAAGGATATAAAAATCAAATTTTATTTTATAGAGCGATAAAAAAATATGGATGGGAGAATATAGATAGCGAAATATTATTTGGTGGTCTAAGTAAAGAAGAAGCAGAGAAAAAAGAAATTGAATTGATTTCTTACTATAAAAGTAATATGCCGGAATATGGGTATAATATACAAAATGGTGGTTCATTAGCCGGTAAGCATTCCGACTTAACCAAGAAAAAATTGAGCAATCTTAAAAAAGGTATAAAATTTAGTGTTGAGCATAGAAATAATTTAAGTTTAGCAAGAAGAGGTAAACCATCTTCGTATGGGATGCTTGGAAAGAAAATGTCAGAGGAAACAAAAGTAAAAATGAGTATTTCTCAAAGAGGGAAAAAAAGAACCCTTGAGCATATTAATAATGCGCGGGATGCAAGATTAGGGTATAAGCATTCTTTAGAAACTAAGAACAAAATTAGTGAATCTATGAAAGGAAAGAAACAATCTGACTCTCATAAAGAAAAAAGGAGTGCGGCAATGAGGAAATATTGGGAGGGGAAGAAAAGCAATGATATCACTGCAAATATTGAATAAAATAATCAATACTCAGGATATGCAGCTTATAACCAAGAATGCCCTTACCGAGGAATATTTTCAAGGATATGAAACAGAGTTTCGATATATCAAAGAGCATTTTGAAAAGTATGGCAAGGTACCAGATAGAGCAACATTCTTGAGTAAATTTACAGAATTCGATTTGATTGATGTAGATGAGCCAGATAAGTATTTACTTGATACTTTATATGAAGAGCATCTATATTACAAATCAGCAGAGGTAGTGCAGAAGGTAGCAGACCTGCTCAAAACCAATGCAAATGATGCGGTTGAGTATTTACATTCTCAATTACCTAATCTTGAAATAGCAGCAACTGCTGAAGGTACTGATATCATCTCCGGTGCTCAAGAGAGATACCAAGTATATAAAGATAAGATGAACTCAGAAAATCCCTGGTATATCACCACCGGATTTGAGGAATTAGATTCTATAGTGCATGGTTGGGCAAAAGGAGAAGAGTTAGTAGTTTTATTTGCAAGAACCGGTCAAGGTAAATCATGGGTATTGGCAAAGACTTTAACTCATGCTTGGCAGATAGGTAATAGGGTAGGGTATATTAGTCCTGAGATGAGTCCAACAAAGATTGGATATAGGGTTGACACCTTGATGAAAAACTTTTCAAATAACAACTTGGTTTGGGGTCAAGAAGAACCAAATTATGATAAGTATATCGAAGAATTATCAAAGCAGAAAAGACCATTTGTGGTAGCAACTCTTCTTGATTTTCAAAAGAAGATTACCATCACAAAACTAAAACACTTCTGTCAGACCAATAAACTTGACATTCTTGGGATTGATGGCATCAATTATCTGACAGATGAGAGATACAAAAAAGGCGATAATAAAACCGTGACCCTCACCAATATAAGTGAAGATTTATCATCCCTCAGTATTGAGCTTGGTATTCCAATCATAGTGGTGGTGCAATCTAATAGAGGCGGGGTAAAAGATGCAGATGCAGATGGTACTCCAGAATTAGAATTCATCAGAGACTCAGATGGAATAGCACATAACGCAACAAAGGTAATAGCACTCAGACAGACCGGGGCAGGATTGGAATTTGGTATCAAGAAACATCGTGATGGTAAAATCGGAGGAAAATTGATATACTATTGGGATATCGACAAAGGTCAATTTAATTATATTCCATCAGGAGAAGACGCAGTCAGACCAGAGACCAGACAGAAAAAAGCTACCGAGATTAAAGACTCATTTCAAGATGGCACTGATGTATTTTAAGGAAAGGAGGGCAATTAAATGTTTTATATTAATCGAAATCCTATATTAGCAGATGATTTGGAAGTGCTCAATGAACTCAAACATCAATTAGCAAGACGTGGGATATTGAGATTTAATGAATTTAAGGTAGGACCGAGGAATATACAGTTTAATTGCCCTATCCATTCCAATGGTCAAGAGAAGAAACCATCATGTGGTATTAGCACGGTCCCAATTAAAGATATCCCGGCAGGAACAGTTCATTGCTTTACCTGCGGATATACTGCCACTCTTGAAGAAATGATTAGTCATTGCTTTGGTAGAGATGATATGGGCAGTTATGGAAGAGAGTGGTTGATTAAACACTTCCTAACGGTATCCATTGAGAATAGGAAAGACCTATCCCTTGATGTATCAAGAGGGTCAAAAGTTGAGAAGATGAGTTACATAAGTGAAGAAGAGCTGGACTCATATAGATATTACCATCCCTATATGTATCAAAGGAAACTCACAGATGAGGTCATTGAAAAGTTTGATATCGGATATGATGAGCATTTTGAATTAAAGGATAAAGATGGCAAGGTTAAGCAGGTATTGAGATGCTTGACTTTTCCCGTTAGAGATGAGAGAGGCAATACCTTATTTATAGCAAGGCGAAGTGTTGATATCAAGTTTTTCCATTATCCTGAAGGAGCAATCAAACCGGTATATGGATTATATGAATTACCAAATGATACAGAGGAGGTCATAATATGTGAGTCAATCCTAAATGCTTTGACTTGCTATGTATATGGTAAACCGGCAGTAGCACTCAATGGTCTTGGAACGGAATATCAATATGAGCAACTCAAGAGACTTCCGGCAAGGAAATTTATTATTGCTCTTGACCCTGATGAAGCAGGTCAGAGGGCTACCAGGAAATTGAGGAAAGCTCTTCAAGGTTCTAAACTGGTAACTCAATATGAGATACCAAAAGGAAAAGACCTCAATGATTTGGATGAAAAAGAATTTGAAAACTTGGCGGAAATATTTTGATTTTGGTATTGACTTATATATTAATATGTTATATAATATTATCAAGAGATGAGAAATCACACTCAAAACACTTTTAAGGAGGAAAAGAAAATGACGAGATTTATATCCGTAAGAAATGAGCAGGTAGCAGAATTGGTCAGCAGAACAGATGAGCAGGTAGTACTCAAGATGGAAAATGGAAAGGAAAAATCAATCAGTCCAGCAACGTTAAAGAGATGGTGGAAAGAGATTAAAGAGCCTCAAA